ATTATAGACAAATCACGGGTATGCTTGGCTTTCTTTATCTCCCCTCTATTCTTGATGTATTGAGTAACAGGTTTTGATATAAAATCGAATACGCCTAGCCAATTCATAGTTACACCTCGAATTCATAGCCCAAATCTTTAAGGTACTCCACCGGGTCAACAAAGCTTCCGTCAGGCTGCTTTATCTCATAATGGACGTGCTGTGTGATTCCAGGGTAGACGTGCTCCATTCCTTGTGACCACCCTATTGTCTGCCCTCGCTCGATATCGTCGCCAAGCTCAACAAGTAAACCAACATAAAAATACCTGTGGCGATTATCACCGCAAGTAATTTCAACGTACCGAAAACCGCCTTTTTCATCGTCGTTAGGATTATAAGGATAGCCCAATTTAGTAACTGTACCGCCTTCATAAGCTGTCACCACTTCGTTAGTGTGCGTTACTATATCAACACCGTTATGTGTACGCATACCACGACTGGCACCAAATGCGCCTGAGCCGTGGCAGTCTGTACCGCGTAGCTTAATCATTAAGCCCTGTTACCTGCTGTTGTAACAGTTCCAACGCCGTTATCAAACAAAGACGCTGTTTTGCCTGAGTTCTTAATATCGTTATTTGTGACAAGGTTTGTTGCGCTTGCCGTATCGTTAATCTCTATGCCGTATTTATGCTGGTTTCCACCGCCGAGATGACGAACAGTATTACCTTGCACATTGTTGTCATCCGAGTTGCTGGCAATAAAAATACCTGAATAAGTATTATCTGTTAGTTGGCCGTTACCGTATGACTTGTTGTTTGTTATCTGGCAATTGCTTGTAGAGCTGACGTTGAAGCCGTGCTGCTGATTTGAGCGTGAAGTGTTGTTGTCTATATTGCAATTGTCCAATAGATCAAAAGTCATGCCGCTTATAGCGTTGGCCTCTGAAAAATTACCTGTTATTTCTGAATCATCACAACGATCTATAAAATACCCGTGGCCAGTCGCATTGGTTGAGGCTCTGTTATTCTTTATTGTAAACCTACCCCCGGTGTTACTGACAAGGAGTCCACTAACATTGTTCTCATCGAATTGATTGTTTTTAATAATTGCAGACAAGCACCCTGAGCTATCAAAAACCGCACCACTCTGTCCCGATTTAGCCGTTCTGTAGATGCCATTTTGCACAGTCAATCTGTCACATGCTGACACAAACAAATTATGCAAGGTGGAATCCCTAACAATCTGAGGCTCAATGGTAGAGTTGTCTAAACCAGCACCGCCAACACGGATACCGTAGCCTTTCATTTCTTTTATTATTACATTGCGGCCAACTCGATTATATATTGCCGGTGATGCAGGAGGGCTAAAGTTAATTCCGTTTTGAGCGTTTGTCTGTGTTGATGCCTCGCCATATATTTGAAAGTCATCGATTAGAATTGTAGAAGCACCATCTGTATTGCACTGAATCATGTCAAAGGCTTTGGCTCCATCAATCGGCCTCAAAACACTTTGGAAACCATGCCCTTTGATTGTGCTGTAGCTATCGCACTCGAAAATGCCACCGCTTGTATTGTCATCATCTACAAGCCACAGGCCGGTAGGGATTCTAACTAAAGGCGTAACGTAAACACCTAACGGAGTGCCCTGCTTAGACATGAACATTGCTTCGCGGGCTGCTTTCCCGTTCTTATCTGCAAGAACTTGGTCGTCCATTGCGCCATCGGTTCCTAGAGTAGCCACCAAATTAGCGGGAGTTGCTCCGAACCACGTAATCGGTATTTCATCAATCTGGTGAATTGGTGTCAGGTTGAATTTGCCATCAAATATTTTGTACTGGCCTGCTGTTATTGCGCCTGACCAAGTAACTGTAAAGCTTGAATCAGGCGCTATGATCCCGCCATCTGTAAAAGTGTAATCAGAAACCAGTGATATACTAGCCATCACCCTTACAATGCCACCACGGATAACCCCGCCACCGGCTGAGTCAAGATTTTGGAGCGCAACGGTATCATTAACAATGCTGTCGGCTGCACAGTTAAAGTTTAGATTTGTTCTGGGCGATTTAAGTTCAAGATAAAACAATGATGCCGTGTCACTATTCCACACATTGCCGTCAATACCGCCGCTAAGCCCTGCGAATATCTCATAAATTGAATCAATTGATTTATTGTGGTCGTTTTCGACAACTCGAACAAAGCCACCAACAAAATTAGCCAGATCATCATCAGCCTTAGCCGCTGCGATTGTGGCTTTTGTTATTGATAGGCCTGAGTTTGAAATGGTTGCTATTACTGGGTCAGCTTCACCAAAACCAGTCTGCACGTTATCTTTGTCTTTGAGGACTACTTTATATCTTCCTACCAACCAAATATCAGGGAATACACCATTACCATTATCAGCTATTACAGGATTTGCATTGGCATTTGTGCCTGCGATTGCATCAGCTTCAGTCGGGTATGTGTCTTTATCCTGTGTATCGAAAGCCACGCCCGTTGGAGAGAAAAATAGCTGTGCGCCATTACTTGGTGATATACCGCTGCCAACATCCAAGTTGGGTGTTATGAATCGTGATGTCATATTTTTAGCCTCTTGTGCTACACTTTAACAATGAGCATATTAATATTCTTAATTATTCTGTGTATTAGCCCTAAAATAGCGCTGTTGTGGCTGCTCATCTGTTTTGCTGTTGGTTTTTATCAGTCAATCCGAGATCACCGCCAGCTGCCTCCGTGGTATCGGGGCCTTTAAATAGATAAGTCAACACGCCCCCCTGAAGTGCGGCTCTATCATCAGCCCCCAACGAGTCAGCCCACTTTTTAAACTTGGCTGTTTTTGCTAGGTTGACCTCTGCTCTTGATAGCGCGGCAGACTTGATGTTGCCATCAATAACGCCCTCTTTTACAGATTGACGTATAAGATTCTGAAATTGAGGCGAAGACATTAAATCCGACGCGCGTTTTGCTGGATTAGATGCTTGCTTCATAAATTCGACTGTGGAGTTCGTTAGCGCTCCAGCTACAGGGCTTCCGGTTGAAAATGCCACAGCTCTAGCGGCTCCACTTCCGACCATCTTGCGAATGAATCCTGTTTCAGGGTTGAATAGTGCGTTTATCCTGCCTGTTGGCGTTGTTTGCTGTAATGATCTACTGATACCCCTAGAGACTTCGTAAAGGTTATCTATAGCCTTTTTACTGTCCGGCGGCAGATTGCCAAACAGTGCTTTTTTAGCCGCTGGAGAGCGCTTAATGGTATCGTACCATTTAACAAACCCTGTAGGGCTTAACTGTGATTGACCAACGCCAGAACCTTTAAAAACATCATTCATGGAAGACAGCAAAACCTGGCCTCTTTGTTGCTTTGGTATGGCGCTCATAACCTCGTTGAACTTATCAATCTCGCCTACACTTAGCTTTTTAAGTGCGCCGGATACAGTGACATTCAAGGCTTTGTTTAAGTCTTTGCCAAGCAATGTTTGCATATTGTCTTCTATTTGCTTTCTTTGTCTCACCAAGCCTTTTGCTGTGTCGCTAACAGATAATGCATCACCCCCGACCGCTTGCGCTATGGCATCTTGGTCTTTGGTTAGCCTTGAATATAAAGCCTTATTTAATCCCGTTTCGACATCCTTAAAAGGGCCTGAACCTTTGTTTATAGCTTGCCCAACTTCTTTTCTTACCTGGTCGATCTTGCCAAGAGTGGGGTTTACAGTATCAACCCTCCCAGTAGTTCCTCTTTGCCCTGTAGCAAAGTCAAACGTAGGCTGGCCTTTAGTTGTTTTCTGCTTTGGAGATAGATCGCGCAACATCTTTGAAAACTTGGGAGGTATTTTCTCCTTTGTTGCCAAATCCGTCAAAAATTCAACAGACGATGGTGCAGTAAATCGTGCCTCCTCTGGAATAAGATCCCTAAGCAACCCGTAAGAATCGTCGGCTTGCTGAAATAGATCATCAACAACGATTAACGAGCTTTCTTTAAAATCTAAGCCAAGCTGCGCTTTGTCTAAGGTGCCGCCATATTGCCCAATGAGATCATCGGCTCTTTGACTGGTCTCCTTTATGAATCCAATTGCTTGCGCGTCAAGTGCGCTACCTGGAACCTTTCTCAGCGCGGCCTCAACATCCCTAAATTGTGGATTTTTGCTAGCAAATCCCGCTAATGGTTCAGTTGTAATCCCAAGTTCATCAGCAGCCCTATAAAAGTTAGCATCTGCATCAATTATGGTGGCAATATCCTCCGCGTTACCCTTTTGGATTACGTCAGCTACATCCGACAGCCCTTTATCAGTTATACCACCTCTTTCTGCATCATCTAAAGCCTTAATAGCTTTCTGCGCCTTAACAGATTTAACTTTGCCAAGCTTGCTTATGGCTCTGCCTGCAAACAAACCCAGAGCCTCGCCTATTGCCGTTGGTATAGTGGTTCCGATTGCCCCGCCAACTGGCCCTGCAATATCTTCACCGATATCACCCAACGTCTCTTCAGCAGCTCCAATAGCGCGGCCAACAGGCTCCAAAGTCTCACCAACTGCCTGCAATCCAGCTTGCCCCTTCTCTGTTCTAGGCTGGAATGTTAACGCTTCCCTTACGCCCTCAACCGCCCTTGCGCCTGCGCCTTCATCTGCAAACGGGTTTAACGTCTGAATTACCCCTGCTACTCCCGCTAAAGGTTCAGCAACAAGTGAAGAAGATACAGTGCCGAGAGGCTCGATAACACTAGCTCCAGGGAACCCTTCTGGGTCAGGCTTGGCTTGATCAGACAAAAGCGTAAGCGTCTCAACAAGCTTGTCGCCTTGGATGTCATCAGGAATTTCAAACCTTTTGCCTTCTATTTCATATACGGCCATTTATTGCACCTGCCTTACTACTATGCCATTGGGCAGCGTTATTGTGCCGGTTTCTTGTTGTATCCCTGTATCTTGGGCCTCCAAACCTTCAGAAGCCTCTGGGGCTTGCTCTATCGGCTGGCCTGTTGGCTGGCTAAGTTTGGTTTCCATTGCCCTTTGCTCAGCAATGAAATCTTTTAATAATTCAATGTTTGCAGGCTCGCTTCTACCAACCCCAAACATAGCAGCTTTCATGCCCTGCACATCGGCGTCAGTTGGGCGCAATTCTCCGCTTGCCTTCAATCGCTCTCGTGCAGCAACCTCCGCAAATGAGTTGAATATCTCATCAAATGAACCTTGATCAGTCCAAACACCAATAGGGGCGAATAGTGCCGCTTGCCTGCCTACTCCTGATGATCTCAGGCCTGATGTCAGCGCATCCTTGAAGCTTTCAGCCTTTTTAATATTTCGTATTCTTGAGCCTGAAGTTTTTTCTAAAAGGTTCCTGTCTCTAGCTTCCAATGTTCCGGTTTCAGATAAGAATTTTAGCTTTCTTTCAGCGTTGCCAACCTTTTCAGCTGTCCCAACCTTCACATCAACCCTTGCCTCTTCTTGTGCTCTGGTCTTTTCTCCTTCAATTTCTGCTTCAGACTTAGCCACTTTGCTTGTGGTTCCTTCATCAGCAATGGTTTGCGAAGAGCTTCCTACTGCCCTTGGGTCAAGCCCTAGCGCTGTTCTTCTTGCCCTTAGCTCATCCTCTGGCGAGAGACCCACTGTCAAGTCTCTAAATTCTTTCTGGCCTGCTGACAATCCTTCTCCACTTCTAAGCGTCAGAATATCCTGTATAGACTGGTCGAATTCCGTGGAATCACCCGTCCGTATCGCTCGTTCTAGAAGTTCAATGCCTTCGTCTGTGTGCTCAGTGTTCCCGCCCCGCGCAACTATTTCAGCCTGCCGGTTCTTAAGGAAATCAAGCTGACCTTGCCTAGTCGGGATTACGCTAACTTGCTGCGCTCCTGAGACAACAGAATCCAACTCGAACTTATCCTGTGCCGTCGATTGATCACGCGCCTGCTGTGCTACAAGTCCAGGTTGTGCTGATTCCCCTAGCGCGGCAGAGCGTTGAGCAGCCTCAAAAGCAAGTTGATCTTGCTCAATTAGTCCAGCTTGCCCAGCTTTTTGACGTGCAAGTTTTAGCCTGCCTTGTTCTGCTGACTGGATTCCTCGTTGAGTACTGCCGACACCAGGAGCGCCAGGACTACCAGCACCACGAAAATCTGATATAAATAAGCCGTTAGCCATTATATTCCAAAGCCTCCTTTTAATGCGCCACTTAGTCCGCCAGTCATTCCACCAGATACAGCGCCAGCGACCTGCGTTAAACCAGCCCTCAACCCAGCAGCTTGAGCGACACGACCAGAGCCTTTGGCCTGTCCTGCACCGATGATAGCTTGACCTTGTTGAGCACCAAGCCCCGCTCTGATATTAGCAAGATTTGTAACTGCTTGTTGCTCTCGGCCCACAATAGCCTGCTCACCTGCTGATGTCGCGCCAAGTTGGTTAAACTGATTTCTAAAATCTTGAAGTGCCAAGCCTTGTGAGAACTTTGTTAATTCCCGCAATCGTTGCCCACCACCTAAGCCGCCCGTTACAGCTGCCTCTGACTCAACACCTCGCAGACCTTGCTCACGCGCAAACTGTACGCCTGGAGACTCTTCAAACGCTGCAAAAGCCTCTGCCTGTGCATCTGGCCCTAATGCACCAGATAGCGCTTGCTGCTTCTGTAGCGATAAGCCAGCCTCTTGATTAGCAAAGGGCTGAAACTCTTCCTCAGTCTGTGCAAGTTGTGCCGCTGTTAACCGGCCAGCTGCTTCGTTAGCACGCCGCACATCTTTGGCTGCCTTCTTCTCAGCACCCCCAAAGAAAGTATCTTTAACTTTGCTCATCAGAGTTGACCCTCTTTAACTTTTGCCATAAATTCTCTAACTTCTGGTTTAGTAGCCCCAAGCCGCCACTGATCAACCAGCACGCCATTCTTCATAATCGATTGCCTGTTTATTCCTTCATCCTGGAACCCAAATTTCTTTGTGTGATAGTAAACCTCTGGATAAATAACGGGTATTTCAGCGTTTAACTTCTCATATTGTTTCGGGCAATCGGTTAAAAACCACTCTAAGATTAACACGCTGGCCTCTACGCCGTAACCCCTGTGATTTTTAAGCAAATTACAGTGAATATTAAGCGTCACAGTGTTGACTGGGTAAAGATTCCAAACGCCTATAGCCTGATCTTCTTTCATGATCATCATATAGCGCTGGTGACCGTCAAAAGGCGTTTTGTAGTCATCACCTTGGCCATCTTCTGCAATGCGCTCGAACAATTCAGGGTCGCGCAAAATAGCGTCAACCTCTTCAACCGTTTCAGCTTTGCACAGAGTGATCAAAATTCTATGCCTGTTGATCTGAATGTAATAGTGGTCAAAGTGGAAACCTGAACGAATATCTTCTCACCCGGTGGCACTCTCTGTCCGATCAGCTCAAAAGGTGAATCCTTTTCCGACCCTGCAACCCGCGTGGCTGGTATGATTTCTTTTGCATCCACGGCAGTGGCACCAACAAAAACACGGTATGTCTCTGTGGTATTGCCTGCCTTGTTGCTGGCAGTGAATGCAGTGATTCGAGTCCCGCCCCCATTCGCGGGCGAGGTGTACGCATCAACGGCAGTTATAACACTTGGTTGAACGCCATCAATCAATGTTGCTTCAGTAGCCATTACTCGTAATACCCCACAATGTTAATCTCGACATCTGCAATAACGCTGAACTTAAAAGCTACAGCCGCCCCAGTTGGAATCCAGAAAGCACCATCTACATCATACAGCGGCGTAGCTTTGTTTGCCTCGGCTCGCAAATACGAATATGTGCCAAGCGGCGTTAGCCCACCTACACCTCCATTTTTTGCGTTAGCCTTGGCAACCTGTGGCTTTTCGCCATTCCAGTATCCTCCAACAACCGTCGTACCTGTTGCTGTTCCAGACACGGCCTGAGAAGAAAAGAATCCGTTTTGAGTTGCTGATAAAGACAATGATTGTATGTGCAGCGTCAAATCTGGGTCAGTGTTTTGTATGTACAGCCCATATTCTCCGGCCACAGACATTGAATAATGTGTAGACCAGCTGAAAACTAGCCCTGTTTCCCGCGCTACTCGTTCGTAACTTTTTTCATATCTCATTATGAATACTGCGTGTAAACATTACGCGCACCTCCAAAGCTGAATATCGCAGACCACTCAGCCGTAACCATATTTGGCAGAGAAAAAGTCTTCTTCTCTCCAGGCTCAATGGGTTCACCCTTCTTCAAATTGTCCACGCTTGCCGCGTATTTTCTCAGCCACAAAACCTGATTCCCTGCGTTGTAAATCATAAATTCCTGAGTTGGCTGCTCCAACAATGTAGACGGCTTTACGGTAACCGCTGTCGTAGAGTCAATTGATATTGGTGCGGGTGTGGTTGCCACATCATTTGAGTTAAACGACTGGCCCGTGTTCTGTGTCATGCTAGATCCACCATTGTCTTGTCTATTAGAATAAACTGCACCGATGCAGATACTTTCGAGGATACCTGTGACGACCCGAAAACCTTTATATCTGACTTCTCATCTATTTTCGCCGCCACATCCGCAGGAAGTGCTACAGTATTTTGATAAACTGACGCCAAAAAAATAGGATAGAAAATACCACCCGTGCCAACTGTAGACACGAACGTCAAGTCAGCGTCATCGTTTTTCTTCGAATCCGCATAAAGCAATCCAGGTATGGCTATTTCTCCGGCAGGGACAGTGAAGAACGATGCAAATGTTCTATTGTTCCCCGCTAACATGCGCCCCCTTATGTTCCCGCCGCCGGTTACCTGTATATCTATGTCGTTCTCGTTCGCTCCGCCCGTCCCTGCAGCGCTTACAATCATCCTCTGCAGCCTGAAAAAGTTAACTGTAGTTATCGCTTGAGTGCCTGCGTTTGTTGCGGCTGTGGCTGTCTGTGTCACATAAGAAGTATCTAAATACTCTATAGTGACTTCTTGCGCCCCTGTACCCGCAGCCGTGTCATTTCCCGTCGTTATTATTTCAAGAGTCTCTGCACCAACCGGATAAACAAGGCTTCCGGCCACGTCCCAAATATCCGCCTTGGCTGTAAGTACCGCTTTATTGCTTAAGACAGTAAAAATCCTATGGCCAGGAACATTCCCTTTTGAAATTTCTAGTAGAAAATTCTTCGCACCGAAATTACTCATATTATCGAATACTCCCCAGCGTCAGTCGTATAAATCAGGGATGGCGAGTCATACTGGAAAACAATAACTAATGAAGGACTTCCATCAATCGCACCAGCCACCGTGACTAATCCTGTGTTTTGTCGTTTAACATGCACTTCATCCAAATTATTCGCCGTTGCGCTTAACGTAATCGTTATCGGTATCGTGTTTGTGCAGATAATAATCTCATTTCCAACGCTCGTATAATCTGCGCTGACAGCTATCACGGTTAACTGCTTTGCAAATCCTGACAAGTTTGGAGCCAATGAAACCAATAACTCCAAGTCTTTTATCTTTTTGTTTAATGATGCAATTGCTGCTGAATTTTGATTAATAGTGCTGATTAGCTCAAGGTTGTCAATTTGCTTTGCTTGCTGGCCTTGAGCGGCTGCGCCAGGATTCAATGATTCAAATACGCTTTCATTTTCCTGCACGGAATTAATAGAGACGGCTGTCTCTTCAAAATACTCAGCCCAACGCAGAGAAAAGAAACCAAATTCATTGAATACTGGCTCAGCTCTTAGCGGTGGCGTTACTTTTATAATTTCAACCACTGCCGGTAGCCTCCGCATTTGCATACAGACCGAAGACGTTTATTGGCACTGGTGCGGTTGTCTTCCACCGTAACACTCTAGTATTAGGAAAACGGCCTTTGCGCTTCCACTTAACCCGCGTTGTATATTCGCCCTTCTTGCCTAATGATCTGGTTATTTCGTCGGTAAATGTACGGCTGCCATTATCAGAATAATCATGCCTAATAACAGGATCTTCAACATCGTCATTTCCTAATCCGGTTTCCATGTACAACTCCAATTCATGCGAGAATATTGGATCGCCATCAGCCTGAAATGGTTTAGTTGTCCAAAATCTCTCAATAGGATTGCCGTATTCTTTGTACACGTCTGGATCAAGCTCACCGACAAGACCGGAACGATCATCACCAACCTGGATTTTACCGTAAGCTTCTATGCCATGAATAGCACGCCACTTTTGAAAGCCTGTAGCATTAGTAATGCCGCTTTGTCGCTCATGCCATGACGGTTTTCCGGTCAACGATGTGGCTGTTTGATCATAGACAAACGTGTTATTGCCAATCTCGAAACATGCAAAGTAACTGCCATCTACTGAATATGAAAACGCCCTAGCTGCCGCAATTGTGGCTTGTGGGTATGCTTGGATAATCCGTTCAATTGATCTTGTTGATATTCGCTGAACACCTGAACCAACAGCTCTATAAATTGCAGGGCGTTCGTTACTTCCACCACCCATGAATAGAAATGAGCTATCAAAAGGTATGACTGTGTTCCTTGCTGCGCAGCCCTTGGGTATCACTGCGCCTGCAATTCTCTGAAGTGGAAAGCCTTCAGTTACAATTGTCCTGTATACCTCGGTTATGTCCGACCCAAGGATATACATTTGGTTATGATCGTTAAAAGCTTTAATAATAATATCTGGGTTTATCTCGGCATCAGCAAAGTCTAAGGCGTTGAAGTCCTTACCATCATTAACGGTTTTTACTGAGCTTGTAAAAAATATTGAGTCTGTGGTGTATATGTAATAACCATCCTTAAATGCAACACTGGTAGCCTGTCCGAAGCTCAGAAATACAGCCCCGTTATTTGATTCGAGAATGCCGGTTGCTGGTGTAAAGAAATAGCTGTCACCTTCTGGATCAACGATGGCAATATTAATACCATTTGAATCCATGCCCACATCGGCAGTGCCGGTAATGGTGCCGTGATTTGTTTTTGTGCCAGCTGAATCAAACGAGTAAAGGGAGTTTCCTATAACGCGGTAGGGTATGCCATCACTGAAACGGATCACACCCCTGCTGTTTGCCTCACCAACATCAGCAAACTGGGTAATACCATCAGTATGCACTAGCACTTTCCTAGATGGTGCGTCAGCTTCAGGCACTACCGGCACGAGGTTTACTACTCGCTTATCCAGTAAGGTGCGTGATTGGCTTTGATAGAATCCATCAGCAAAAGGTAGCGCTGTTCGTGGCATTAAGACCTCCCCAAATCAGGCTGCATTGACATTGAATCTGGCTCAAAGTCGAAGCCTAGAGAGTTTTCCAGCAATTCCGATGCCTTGATTGTAAGCCTATCAAGCCTGGCTTGGGCTATCGTGTACTCAGGGGCCATATCAACAGCTAGGGCATATTTTAACGTCCTGAACCACTCTGATGGGAAATCAGGTGCATCTGTGGTGTCATCGTAGATGTCAATCGGGCGCTCATAAGTAAAACGCGCTATCTGATCAACGTCATTGGCTGTCTGCCAAATATAAACACGGCCTTCAGTAAGCTGTGGTGAGTAATACCAATTGTTTATTGTGCCTTGGCTGGTCTTGTCAGGCTGCGCAAAATATTCTTCACGTGACCATTGTCCTGCCTCAATCTCATCAGTTGTGCCAACCATGTCACGGCGTAACTGTAACAACCTAACAGGTCGCGGTATTAAGTCGCTAAATGTAAACACTGAGTTATCGATAGCCACTGAATCTTCAAGCGCGTTTACATTAAACACCTGTGTTGCGCTTAGAACTTCGATTATCTTTGTCCATTGGCGCGTGCCACCATCTAGCCTAACGCCTATAAAATCGCCGGTGGTTGTGTCAAAGATTTCTATTGACGTGGTGGTGGTGTCGTTTGTTGCTGCCGTGTCACCGTTCAATATCTCAAATGTATGGCTGGTTTGTGCGGCTATGAATTCTAAATATGATGTTCCTGTAGCTAACAACGTTTCAGTGTCTAACGTGGTTGCCCCGTCTTTTATTGAATACGTTACCGATACAGATGTGCCTTTGGTAAATCCTGCCTTAACTCTGTACGTTCTACCTGGCACCAAATCTGAAATTGTTCTTTCTGCTTCTCCCGCTACAGGGGTTGCATTGGATACAACCAGCGAGGTAGCCACAATTGCGATAGTGCCACCAACTGCAGTCCAACCCTGGGTAGACTCTGAAGGGTCGCTTGATAAGATGTCATCCGCGCCAGTCATGCCTGTTGTGGAATCAAGCGTAAGCGTTCTGTCTGTGGCGATACCGGCAACGGCTATGTCTGTGCTTATAAAGTCATCAGCGTTGGTCGCTTCGTCACCGCTTGGGCCTAGCAGGTAATCAGTTTTGCCAGCGTCAAGAAATAGGACGCCTTCTGTTTTTGTCCAAAGGTGCAAGCCTTGAGCCTGATAACTTTTAACTAGATAATTGAGTGCTTCTAAACCGTCTTGGGTTTCGTTTGCGCTGGGTGGCTGGTCGCCGTCTTTCTCTCCTAACAACCTCAAAGCTGCGTTAACAATGTCTAAGGCTGTGGCTGTCAAAACTGCTGGCATTTTAGCTACCTGCTACAAATGAAGGATCGAGTAAGGGTGGATCTTCTGATTGTGTTCGCGTGCCATCTGTTACCGCAATATGCTCTTTGCGCCCTCTTATTGTTAGCTGAGGATGCTTTGGCTCAAACTCTGTTGCTGTGTGTACTAGCTGACCTTTCCAATTGAATGACATCTCAGAGCGCTTAAACTTCTGCCCTGAGATATCAGAGATACAGTTATGGTCACCCCTAACGTATCTGTTTTTCACTATGGAGCCTCTTTATCCCAAATCCCGCGAGCATCTACAACTTGCCACGCAACAACACCGTCCAGACTTGCCAAGGTAACAAAGTCGCCTTTTTTAGCCGTTGCTTTGGTGTTGATCAGGTCTTTGTCATCTGTAGAGCTGCCAGCATATGTGATGCCATCAAGAGCCGCAGGGCTAATGTTTAGCGCGGCTTGGCCATCATCGGCCATGTTGACAAACGTTACTGTGTTGCCAATGGCAATCGACGGAAGCGTATAGACAATGGCATCTAGTGTAGAAACAAGCGTTTTGCCTGAATCAGTAGTAATGACCACTGTATAATTTGCTGTTTTAATTTCTGAGTTGCTATCGACTAAAAAAGAAGCCATCCCGTTTGGGAACGCCGTTAACCGTAGCTTAGAAAGTTCTGACATTTTTAAATCCTCTTTAGTGCCTCACGGATTTAAACCGCAACTGACCCGACAGGGACACAGTAAAGGGGCCGAAGCCCCTATTTGTTATGCTCCAGGTGTGCCAAAGGCACCGCGTGGATCAGTCCAACCGAATGAATAACGCTCATCAGCCTTAAATCTGGCATTACCAGAAGTAAAGGCGTTGTCTTGGCCAAAGCGTACAGCTCGACGGGTGAAATACTTCATCCCTTCGGGCGCATCTGTGGTCAAGAACCATGCATCAATGTCGGTCAAGAATGGATTTGTCATAAACCCATCACGAACCGCATTCATGTCACGAACCGCGTTAGTTGCGTTGTTACCTGTGTCGTTTTGTAACACTGAGCCAAGCACACGTTGGAATTCAAAGCAAAGGTTAGGCGCACCGATGAGCTTCATAGCTTGCAATGCAGCAGGCAAACCACGCGCATCGGTAACAGTTTGAATCTGAATCAACATATCTTCCAACGCTGCTTCTGAGAAATCAGCATCAGTTGTTAAGCGATTCGAGTACGTGCCACCAGAGGGGCCGTTGCTGTGAGCAGTGTTAAACAATGCAAGTCCATCACCGTCAATCATCAGAGCAGTGCCATCAAATCCATTGTTATAGATTGCAGCGCCTTCAAGCTCTTTGGTGATGTTCATAACACGAGCCAAAGCTTTAGCTCCATCATTCAACTGACCATACAGTTCATCCTCAAGTGCTTCTTCAGTTACGATGTAACCTTTGGCAAAAGTGGTGTGCTGATACTTAGGCGAGAAACCCTGTCGTCGAGAATCAAAGGTAATGTCGTCACCCTCTGGTTTGCTCGATGCACGATTAAAGCCTTCCAATTGTACGTCAACCTCGAAATTCTTCTGAGATTGGTTAGTGCTAAACATTTTGTCCCATTTACGGTCATGCTCTTTTAAAGAGTTGCCGAAAACTTTGTTCACGCCTTCTTGTAGTAAGCGTGGGACTGAACCTGTACCGATTGTTCCAGCCATGATAATTCCCCTTAGATTCCAGTCGCGCCAGGCGCTACAGTGGTTTCGTTAAGTCGCACGATGGCAACGTTACCCAATACGCCAGCAGCATCTTCTTTTAATGCGACGATTTGGAGGGGGAGAGCTGGAGTTGTTGCGGCACCAGTTGCATTGGCTGTCATTACTGAAGGGAATAAGCTTCCTACGGCAGTGGCTTCTGTTACAACGGCTGGGCAATTTAGGCCAACTTCAGTGATAACCAAAGGGCCATTAGCGACGTCGACTTCATAGGTAGCGTTAGGATCAACGTTAACCTTAATAGTGCCGAGTGTGCCTGATGCATGATGTGTTTGAGAAAGGGCTTCGCCTGCAATTGTAGGATCAACTGACATTACAACGCCAGTACATGCAGTTCCTACGGGGGCGATTTCGACATCTGCTACGCCTTGAGCGTTTGCAGTGCCAGCGATACGCACTAAATCACCTGGTGTGATGACTTCAGTGGTTGCGACTAATACAGAGAACGTTTTTTGCTTGCCTGTCACGTCGCCTTGGCTGTCCGTGTTTACAAGCTTGAATCCACCTGGCATGGTAGACCTCCTTAATTGATTAAAAAAATAGTGGGTGTTATCCCGTTTATTTCTCTATCAACTCCGGCTGTCTACCGCTTGAAGAGTCTTACATGCGCTTAATTTGTATGGGTGATGGCACTCTCGCCACCATTGGGCGCGTACTCGTTCGCACCAATCCCAGCTTCAGTCTCAAGAGTATCAGCAACGCGCTGTTTTTTCAACTTCAAGTCCTGCTCACGGTATTTCATAGGCAACCGCATATAGTGCATCATGTATGGGCCGCTTGGCCTGCAGTAGTTATTCCCTTGCTCATCAACAACATGCTCATAATAAGCTGACTTAGCTTGGGCTATTCTGCCATCACGATCTTGGAACCATCGATAGTAGAAACCTTCTTCCTTTAGGCTCTCTGGCATATCAAGCTTCTTCATGTTTGACATTGAGACACGTTCTGGTCTACCGGCTGAATGTGCCGTTTCATCGCGTGACCCAGAAACTAAACCTGATTCTGTTGATTGCATTGCAGGCGGTAAGTCTGCGCCAGTCTTGCCACGTTTGATTGTGTTCTTGCGCTCGTTCATGATTGGCCCCTTGTGTCTTGCACTGCTTGAAGGTATTCAGCTTCGGATGACCACGCATTAGGCATGGCTCGGTAGTATTTCAGCTCTTCACCTGATAAGTCGGCCATTGATAGCTTGGCTGCTGCACGCTTTCGCCCTGGCTTTGATCCCTTCTCAGGTATCGGCTGTCTGTCACGATTTAGATTAACGTCAGGGAATGCCCTGTTAACATCAGCCTCCATTGCCGCAATCGATTGGCCTGCTGTCATACCTTGGCCCTGATAGCTGCCAAACTGCTGCTTGGCATAAGCTGCTTTTGGGTCATTGCCTAATATCCAAGGGTTTTCTACGTTCCATTGGTCAAGCACTGTATTTTCATTGTTGGCCTGGGGCGGTTCGGGCTGGGCATTAAGTGAATCAATGTCGGTCTGATAACGATTAGCCTGGTCACGATCTGCAAGATCAATAGCATCATCACGCTTTCTGATTAGCTCTTGTTTCTGCATTTCAATCTGCGTTTGGTGCAGCTTATTAGCGTTCTCCATGCGAGAATTAAAGCGGCCCTCCATATCGGACATGCGCTTTTCTTGCTGCTTGTGCTTATCAATCCACACGCCGCGCTCGTTGAATACTTCAGCGCTTCGCCAATCAGCCAGGTCGCCAGTATATTCTTCTTTGGGCTTCCATCCACCCTGCCGCGCTATGTCCTCGGCTGTGTTGGGTGTTGTTTGCTCATCCTTCTTCTGATCATCATCGTCTAGTTGATCATTGTCTAAATCAAGGGCTTCATCACTCATCGTCTATTGCTCCAATAATGTGAGAGTCTGGAATGTAACGGTAATTTTCGTGGCCTGGAACTGCTGAACCTTTGCCTTCAAACTTGCGGTATTCGATCTTTTGGCCTAGCTCAAGCCCCCACAATTGATGAGGCTGCTTAATGATCTGATCACCATCAGCATCCAAACCGGCGTTCTCTGGTTCACACCCTGGATAACCAGCAAAAGCAGTTGGCCCAATCGCTCGGACATAACCAATATCAACCGCGCTTTGCTCTTTGTTAACCAGCTCATCAGGTAGGACTATGCCACCCTCCGAAGTCTTTTCAACGTTGACCATCTCAATCAACACGTAAAACCCTAATGGTTTAATCTTCATTCTTGACTTCCTTCTTCTTGGGCTTGGCTTTCGTTGGTGTGATTGCTCCAGGCGATAACTTTGCCACTCTACCCAAAACCTCATCATGTGTTGGCAATTGCTTTGGCTCTTCATGCTTAACCATCGCCTGTTTTTCTGCGCCATTACGATCAAGATAAATGTGACCATGCGGCTGCCAGCCTTTACCCAAAAGATATTTGACGTGCTCACACAAAGGTCTGTTTTTCGATCCATTAACTATTCTGAAATCAACTATCTTCATCATTCGGCCCCTCCACTCCGGCAGGTGACCATTCAAGCACGCGCTCTACCATCTGAGCAGCGCCTTGCCTCAACATCGATTGAATAATTATTTCATCTGGATTATCAGGTAGATAATCTTGGAAGGCATCGACGACAGCTAGCTCTAAATCCTCAAAGAGTCGCCGTGTTACCGTGGAATTACGCCATTTACTGTACGCTTCCTGGGATACTGGCCGCTTGCTGTGCCGGTCTTTGGTTTCCGCTATTAATTGCTCTAGCATTGTTGGCTGCTCCTATGGCAGTTAGTTGGTCTAAGAGCTCTTTGCTCTGAGTTGTGTAAATGCTTAGTTGGTTCTTAACTTCTTCTGTCTCTGCTTTTTCCATGTCTAATACGTTCTGCGCTTGCCATCTGGTTAACTGGCCGATTGTTTCTTCAATCTTGCGCTGAGTGTCTGCGTCTAAGCGGTCTTGCTCACGCATGAGTATTTCTGTCTGTAGCTCTGATAATTGTAGCTGCTGTTGTGCAATTTTGTTTTCCATTTCTTGAGCATCTGCAAACCTGGCAGTTTCTTCTGCCTGCTGATCTGTTGGCTGCTCTGGGAATATCTCATCGAGGTTGTTGGTTCCGATACGCTCATAGAAATTCTTGACGATTGGCATTGGGTTGCCTCCCGCCTGAATGACCATAGGAACCTGTTCCATTTCTACTACAGACAATTGAATCCTCTGCATTTTCGATGACATTTCAGGGCTTGCCGTTGGTACGATGTCCAATGATTCGTTATTGAAATCCTCTAGTGCATTGGCTTCTGGTTCATCAAGAATCTTTTTGTACAATTCAGGGTCAAACGTGCGCTTATTCAAGTTAAACATGATCTGGAACTCTTCAGACATGCTATCGATAATGCGACCCATCAATGCAGATACAGTTATCAATGTCTCTTGAATCAATGCTAATGCTGTGGTTGGTGCTGTGTTGGCTTGTATCTGGCCGCTTGCATCAACAATAGCCGTCAAGTTGCGCCCTTGCTGCTCGAGCTTCTCATTCAATGAAAACAGCACTTGGCTTGGCTCTGGGTTAGGGTTAGGCATAATGCCGGTTTGCAGGTCTTTTGCTGCAATCTCGGTTGATATGTATTGCCCTGGCTTAATCCTGACTGGCCCCATCTTCCTACGAAAGCCCTTGGCCGTGAACCCGCCACCACAATTGCGAAGCGTGCCTGCATCTGTCAGCTGATTGGTTGTTGTGTTCACCCCCTGAGTTATAGCGCCCAACAAATGAGCATAGCCCAAGTCAAGGAATGTGCCATCAGGTGAAGGGATGAATCCATACTTTGTTATCTGCTGATCAGGGTTAATGCTTACCAGTTGAAACCGGCCAATATCCGCTTGCTCTGGTTCGGGTAAATTATTCTGTTTGGCATGCAGTGACTCTTCCCTAAGAATTTGGGTCAATGGCAACACTCGCCCTTCTTTAGTCTTGACCACAAATGCACGCTCATCATACCTTGCCACAATGCGAACGATTTTCATTGATTGTTCGTGGATGGTTACAATGTATGGCTCTTCATATCCATCATCATCCAAGTCAGCAAAGCACTGCTGTTCAAGGAAGCGATCAGGGTTA